TTCTACCAAGCTCATATAAGAAATTAATAGCATATACAATAGAAGCAGTAGCAGAAGGAGCTCCCTGAGCTAAATCAGACATAAGAACAGCTGTTAATTGAGTTTCAAAAGAAGAACCTAAATCAAATACTATTCCAGCAGAAGCATTTCCATAAGTAGAAATATTTACTCCCTGGTCTTCCCATTTTTTAGGGTCATCTTGGCTCTTAATAGTTATAATTATATTAGAGCCCAATAATTCAGCAGCAGTTAGTTCTAATTTATACATACCATTCCCTATATGTTCAGGTAGTACATTAGAATTAGTAAAACTAGTTCCATCTATTGAATACTGAACATCCCCAAGAACGAATACATCATTACTACCATCTATAGTGGTATCAAAATCAGATTCTCCAAAAGTTACTAAAGGAAAATAGATTTCTGTTGCTGTATTATATTTTCTTAATTCCGCCATTATTTATTACCCTCCTTAAGGGATATTTTTAAGTTATCATTCCTCTTGTGAAACCTCTGTGCATACATTTTTTGGATACACTTAAAGGAGACATATCATATATATCTTGTTCAGTTATTACCCCCTCATATACTCCTATATTTGCGATATAGTTAGTAGCAGTAGTAGTAGAAGCTCCACTACAAGGATTAAAATAATATTTGCAGTTATATGAAGTTTGAGTAGAAGAAGCTCCGTCAGCAGGTATATCCATAACAACAAATACAGGTAGCCAAGTTTTTATAGCATTATCACTTTCATTATCACTACTTCTTAACACTGAATTACCTGAGCTCCATCCCTGTGCCCCTATATTTTCCCAATCATCAGAAGATATATCAGGCTGGTCTCCCACAGTTTCTCTTTTTGCTTTATATATTCTTCTGGCAAAATAAGAACCATAAGCAACCTCATCATCTTCATCATAAGTAGTCCCTGCAACGTAAGGGGATGCCTCCCTATATACTTCCCCTCTTATTGTTACACTACATTCAGTTGAATCTACAAATGGCCCAGCAAAATAAACCCATAGCAATAAAGTAACAACTTTACCTCTAAGATATACCATTTCAGTTTCAGAGAAAGAATGATTGAAACTATACACCGTATTATTTATTCCCGATGGAGCATCTATTGAATATTTTAAAGAATTGCCCGCATAACTTATATGCTCGGAATTGTAAGAAGGAATAAAATCACTTTTTTCATAATAAACATAGGCCCCTATTACATTGGGAGAATAATCTGTTGATGTAGTTAAGCAAGCAGGATAAGCCTGGTCCTGAGCAGTTCCCATAGTCCCACCAGCTTGATAAGGAATGTCAATATAAAAATCATAACCACCAGCAATTTGAGTAACTTTATGAACACCATCAAGCCAACCAGTTCCAGCTATAGTTATTGTATGATTCGTTATAATTCTATATGATAGATTTACTGTAACTCTTGTTGTTCCTGCTACAGTTCCATCATAATCAATAATGTCAGTTATCGTCACTGCGTCAGGACGACTCCACGTTACTAAATCTCCATCTTCTAATAAGTTCCTAAATGTCCTTACCGTTCCTCCAACCATCGAAAATCCTTTTCTTATGGTTGATAACCCAGATATATCAGGATGCATAGCAACTTCTATCCAACCTCCTAAATATACTCCGCTATTAAATTCTAATAAATTAAATGGAACTGACTCATCAGCGCTTCCAGCTCCGACAATAGGATATCTATTTTTAGATAAGTATGAGTCAGACCTTCTGTATTGTTTTAAATGTTTAGCATTTAAGCCGTCAGCAGTAATTCCATAAATATGTAAATACTCATCAGAACCATCTCCCAGCACTCCACCAGTAAGCAAAGCCGAGCCTGTAGTTAAAACCACCGAACCTGTAGAGGTTTGTAATCCTGTCCACCCGTGTCCTTTTATATCTCCACTTTCAGCAGTAACTATATCTGTAACAGTATGAGCAGAAGTAGAAAAATCAACACACTTCATAGGCAAAGAACCTGTATTAGGTCCATCAGGTATCCAATATAATTTATCTGTATATCTATCTAATACTCCTCCTACTACTCTGTAATGTTGGTGGTTCCATCCTACTATATAAGCAGTATCAGGAGTGCCTCCATCTGAAGGAGAAGCATCCCAGGTAGATCTATCGGTTATATATAAAGTATGGGTTCCCGTTCCTGTAGTAGTGATATCAACGGCCTCAGAACTTCCCCTTGTAGATGTTAATTTTAATTCTGTTAAACTAGACTCTATAACATAATACGAAACAGAAGAACCCAAACCAGTTGGAAGAGCTGAAGATGACTTTAATAATACCATAGTCCCATTAGCAATATTGCCAGAGGCTATTGTTATTACATCTGTCGAAGCATTAGCAGTAAAAGTAACTGTTGATGTATCTCCCCAACCCCATCTATCAAACCAAGTATCGGGATTATCTAATAAATCTTCCACATCATCACATAAGAGCATTGAAGCTCCAGCATCCCAATCCCCTGTATATATTATTAATGTTCCATCATTACTACCTACATTATTTAACCATTGTCCACCGTGCATATGAGTCATAGCAAAATAAGACATAGTATCTGTAAATTCTAATAAAGTCCATTCCAAACCAAGGTTAGCATAAGCAGAAGGGTTATTTTCATCCGCTACTGAATACCATATTTTTCTTGCTGTTGTGTCCTTATATTCTAATAATAATAGCACTCTACCCTTACCAGTTATAGTGCCACAATCAACAATCATATTATCAATTCTATCGGTGCTTAAAGTTCCTCCGCTAAAAGTGCATTCGGTAAAAGTTTTTTCGTTATCATCATAATCAGCGTGAGCAATCCAATAACACTTGCTACCTGTTGCTACTGCTAATATTCCTAATCCATCTAATCCAAATACCATTCCTTCTGTATCTGTAGCAGAGGCGGGAAGCATCGCCCCACGTTTGTTTCTGACACCATCAAATAGGCTGATTCCAGCATACCAATCCTCTATACCTACTAAATTACCATCATAAGTTGTTGTTGCTCTCACAATTGGAGGAGAAGGAACATCTTGCCATTGAATTGTTTTATCATTATTGTCTAATGCCATTTTCTTTTTACCTTTTAATAGTATCTAATTGTTATTGTTAAATTATTTGATACCCCAGTTTCAGCAGAAGTTCCTGTTGTAAATGCTATATAATTATTTTGTGATATAGAAGCATTTGAAAATAGAGTAGAAGTAATTCCTGCTCTAGTTGCTACTAAATCATCTTCTAAAACTTTTACTCCATTCACACTTGGATTATCTTCATCTCTTTCTTCTAAGTTAAATGTTACCGTTCCTGCTCCAGTTACTTTTCCTGTTATACTTTTTAGAACTACATCTTTTGGAACTTGAACTAGTAAAATATCCTCATTATCCCAACTAACATCAGCAGGAATGTTAGTTGTTATAGTTGTGTTCTTTACATCAGATCCTACACTTTTAGGAGCATTAAAATAAGTAGAAGCACAATTTATAGAGGTAGTATATGTAGTGTCGTTTCTTTCATATAAGAGCCATTCATCAATATCTAAAAATAAATATGGAGATGTTTCAGTTTCTGCTTTAGAGCATATTTCTGAAGAGTGACCAGCATAATCTATTGAAGTTGCTTCTGTAGTTGGGAAAATTTCTTTTGCTTTTATGAGTTGGTATTTCTGTCTTTTGTCAAAGTTGACTACTTCTATAATTTCAAAAGTAGATGAACCGTGAGTGATCCTATCATGAGGAGAAATTGTTCCATTATAGCGAACTCTGATATTATTCGTAATTTCTATATTTTCTTTCTCTCCTGCTTCGTAATTATTACTTGAAGCTGGAGAAATACTACCCCACGCAGTAGCATAATTTTGCCAAAATTTCACTATAGAACCGACCGCATTTTGCGTAGTTGTGTAGCTCTGTAAAGTTAATAAATTTCTTAATGGCCCAACACGCATTAGAATACCCTATTAAATAATAAATTCTTAGCACCTAAAGGCATTTCTGTAAGTGCTATCTCTGAATTTTCCTCTCTATGCTCAAAAAGATGAGATAGAACTAAAAGTATAGCTTGTTTAGTTGCTTCAGGAACGGTTGAATAACCTGCTTGATATATTATAGTGATTGAATTAGTTATATTCTGAACAGTTGGATAACTATATCCATAGTCAGGATAGATAAAAGCAGGATCGTTATAATTTTGTAGATTATAATTAGAACTATCTACAGTTTGAGTAGTTCCAGTTGAGTCTATATAACTAATAGAAGTAATAGAAATAACTGGATTAAGTGGCAAATATATTTTACTACCAAACTTTGTATAGTTCGCCGTTACCGTCTGTTCTATATAACTTCTATTCTCATACATTTCACAAAATTCTCTAGATACTTGAATTAGTGAATTGATATAAGTGTCCTCATCTGTCCCCGTTACTCTTATTTGAGATTTTGCCTCTTGAAGCGTTATAGGCTCTGAAGAAGGAACAGTAGTTACTCTATAATTATCAGCATAGACCATTATTTATTTATCCTAATTTTATATATGTTGGAGAGGAGAAATTTAACTCTCCTCCCCAACAAGAAAAAGAAACAACCAACAAGGACTATTCCTATGAAGGATTAGTAGCATTTAATGCTACATAAGGACTTATTGTATTTGTAGAATTCGCAGGAGTAACAGGGTTCGCATACCAAGGAGCTCCATCAAGTTCTATAACAAATCTGAAAACAGACTCATTATAATCAAATCTGAGATGAATACTCAAATCGCTTGATACTCCACCTCTTAAACCAACAAGATAAGCTTTAGGATCAATTAGAAGAATATCACCAGCAGTTCCAACGGTAGGAACATATTCACAAGGAATTACTGGCCTTCCCTTTAATGTATTCTTTTCAGCATCGTAAATTTTAGCAGAAAATCCAGCAGCAAGATTACTACCAGCATTATCACCTAAAACGATATTTACACCATCAAGAAAACGTTCGTAATCTTGGTTAATCAACCATATAGCATTCTTGCGAGATTGAACAGGGAACCTAGACCACATTCTATTTATGTTAGCAGCTACTATACTATCAGCTACTTGGTCTGTTTCTCTCTGAACGTCTATAACTCCATCACCAGACAATATACCGTTAGGTTGCCCAGAACCACTACCATTTATAATTGAATAACCAATCGCCCAATTTAATTCATCAATTGAACTTCTAGTGATGAACTGAGAAAGAGCTGTTGAGTTTTTCAAAAGTTTATTAGTTGTATGACATATAACTCCAAGTTCATTTGGAGTTACAGTAACAGTTCTGAAAGTTCCGTGACTGGTTGTCATCTGAGCACCTTCAGTTAGCCAATAAGCTCTTGTTCCGCCCCAACGACTTCCAGTAGCTCTTGAAGTTTCATTAACAGCTGGAAAAGTTAAAGAGTCAGAATTTGGAGCAACAGTATAATTATCTGTGTAGGCTAGTAAGCTATCAGAGCTACCCATTACACCATCTTTTATAATATTGCTATAAGCAGCTGGAGTTAAATAACCTCCATCAGCAGGAGTGGTTACACTATGCCCAGAAACAGCAGCTTGAATTTTTAAACGCTCATCAACGATTTTAATATTAGGGTCTCCAGCATCTCGAACAGCAAGAGCAAAAGCTCCCATATTTTCAAAACCCATTTTAGGATCATCTTCTAAACGGTTCTTTCCAACTGTTACATTTTCAAAGTTATCTTCTACTGGAGTTCCTTTAGCTTCTAAAAGTTTAGCTTCTGTAGCTTCAGCTCTTTCAATTCTCCCCGAAAGACTATCAGCTTTAGTAATAAGCTCATCATAACCAGCTTTTTCATCTTCATTCATATCACGATCTTCATTTTCAGCAATAGTTACCAAATTTTGAGCAGCTTCTAAAGCATCTTTCTTTTCATTTCTTAATTTATAAACAACTTTCATTTTAATCTCCTTTTGAGATATATATTTTTAATTTACATTTTCCTTTAGAGCTACCGCTCTATATATATTTAAAAAGCTACCGCTTTATAATATCTAATTTGATTTCGACCGTTTAAAACTACCACTACTTCTTATTTTCTTTTTTCAATTTCTAATTGTGCTCTTAAGTTATTTAACTTATTTCTTTTTGGAATAGGAATTAGAGCAGAAATAACTTCTTGAAGTGTTCCAATTCTATCTACCATTCCAACTTTTAAAGCATCATTAGAAGTTAATACTCTTCCCTTACCATAATTATCTTTCACATCTTTTGTATCTGTGTTCCTATTCCTTGCCATATCACTTACAAATACTTCATATCTTTTATTTATTTCCTGTTGGAGATATTCTAAAGACTCTTCCTGAAGAGGCTCTACACTATTCAATTCTGCTTTATGTTCTCCTGCGCGTATAATAGTATATCTGAGTCCAGCCATTTCAGCAGCTTTACTTATATCTTGATGAATAGCAAGAACTCCTACACTTCCTACACTCCCTGAAGGACTCATTACGATCTCAGAAGCGGAACTGCAAATATGAAAAGCCGCAGAAGCCATAAAATTATTTACACAAGCTATGATTGGCTTTATTCCTCTTTGATTGTATATCTTTCTACTCAATTCTTCTACCCCATATACACTACCGCCGCCACTATCACAATTTATTATAATAGCTCCTACTGTTTCATCAGCTATAGCAGCATCAAACCACCTACCAAACTTCTCACAACTGGTTCCAAATAATTCAGAAAAAGGAGTCATCCTGTCAGTAATAGTTCCACTTAAAGGAAGAATAGCAATATTTCCTTTTACATTTTTAAAAGAAGTTGCTCTTCTAAAAGCAGCTAATAACTCTTCTGCTTTTTCTTCTGTTATTTTTATCTCTAAATTTTCAAATTTCTCTAACTCAGATATATAATCTGGATGTATTTCAAGTATTCTATTATTTTGAATTATCATTCTTTTCTAACTCCTCTTTTATTAACGCAAATATCTGTGACTCTAGCCACTCTTTATCAACTTCTTGTAGCGTAAATTTCTTTGGTTCTATCTCAACTCCAAATGGTTGAAGAACATTCTTTATATATTTATAATGCCTTTCATAGAAAGCATCTATTTTTTCTTGATTACTACCTATCTTATCTAATTCTCTTTCTTCTGCTTTACTTATTCTTTTAGCAGCATCATATATAAGAGCATCTATAAGAGCATCTATTAACTCATCCTTCTCTTCTATATCTTCATCAACTTCTTCAATATATCCTCTATTATTTTCTATAGTTTCTTGTAGAACCTGTTCTTTTTCTTCTTTTGCTTCTTGGATTTGTTCCAATTGTTTAGCATCTTTATCTTCTTTATCATCTTTATCTTCAGGTTCAGGAGAAGGAACTACAGGAGGTTGAGGAGTTTCTTCTTTCTCTCCTATTACTCCATAGTTTAGAGGTCTTAAATAATCATCTCCACCTTTATATGGGTTTCTATTCTCTAAAATTCTTGCTTCATTTGGGGACAATTGAGAGGAGAATATCATAGTTTGATAGGAGTTAATTCTTGTCGATGTATCCCCCCTCAATAATCCTTCTATCAACATCTCTGCAAAATGTTTATAATCAGTAAATAAAGTTAGAGCAGCTCTTCCTTCCCAAATTTTAACTTGCGGAATAATAGTATCTCGAACAAAATCAATTGACTGATGCTCTATATTTGAGTAAGTAGCAGCGTCCATTGATTGTATTTTGTGAGGAGGTATTCTATAGTATCTAGCAACTTCTAAAATTTGGTGTTTTCTTGTCTCAATAAATTGAGCACTTTGAGCATCCATTTTAAATTGCTCCCACTTAAAACCCTCTTCAAGAATTAGAACTCCGTGATCTCCTTGTTTATTTACACTTCTTCTTAAATTATCTTTTGCTTTTTCATTTAAGTTTTTAGCCACATAAACAACTGAGCCAGGGCGCGCTCCATTTGAAAAGTAATTAGAACCATATATTTCAGCAGCTCTAGCTAATCCGATACTATCACTTCCAGCATCAATAGGAGAAATACCAGTAATTCCATTTAAAGTTATACCTTTCAAATGATACATATAATCTTGCGTTATATATCTATCTTGTTCTCCATTACCTCTAACAAGGTACCTAACTTCACCATTCACTAGTTCAACTGTAACTGTAGAAGGATGGATAGGTAGAGAAAGAGAAAGAACATTTCCTAAAAAATCTCTTTTAATTTCACTATAAGCATTGCCATATAGGTTTAAATGAGACTGCATAGTAGAAATAAATTCATAAGAAGTTTGAATGAGATTAGGAGATACTTTAAGTAGTTTATATATATTATGATTTGGTGCTCTTTTCTTTCCTCCATTACTTAATCTTTCATAAGTTAGAAAAGGAAGAGAAGCTACAGTTTCACTTATTACCTTATTACAAGCCCAAATAGCAGAAACTTTAAGAGCATTTTCTACAGTTACCTCTACTCCTGCTTCACTTAAAGCTCCTATAGGAGCATACCAAAAATCATCAAAATCACTTCTGCCTGTATTTTCTTCAGCTCTAAAGAAGCTTAGTATTTTTTTGAACATATTTAATTTCCCTAAATATTAAAATAATGTAGAGATATAATATATCTCATTATTATAATTCTATTATAATCCTACTTATCCTCTTTTTTTATTTTACTTAAATTAGATAAATACCTTATTCCATTTGTTAAGTGTGAATTATTATATTTAATTCTATTGGTAGTTATCTTATTCTTCTTCATTGCTCTTGTGAAAGAGTCATATAGAGTTTTTTCTTTCCCAAAATAATTTAACCATCTCTTCATAGAGTTATCTATGTTTGAATTATGTAATCTAATAATGAAACTAAAATCATAGGTATAAGCACAATAAGAACCTTTATCTAATAGATTGATTAGTTCATCAGGATTACAATCTATGATATATGTATCTGAGGCTATATATATAGTATAAATATAGTTCTTAAGTTGCTGTTGATTGTGTATCTCTAATCTATTTTGTTCTATATCTAAATCTAATCCTTTTGGAATATTATCTTTTACTATATTCCATTTAGACTTTTGATGTTTTAAATATGAATAATGATTTTCATCTACAAAAAATACTAAATCCCATTGGTTCATACCTATAGTGTGTTGAGGTTCAATCCAAGAGCCTTTGGAACCGTACCAAGTTGTATATATAACTTTTCTTTTATTCCCTATCTTTTCCATTTAAAATACATAAGCCTCTCTATCTTCATAAACACTAACTCCATCATCTTGAGCATATTGAATGAGAGCACCTATTGACAAAATAAGAGAAACAATAGGATCTATTTTCTCTATTGATTTTTCTTTATCAGGTTTTATGTTGCCCGAACTGTCTATTTTAGAAACAACATTAGCAGCAGCCCAATTAAGAACAGGATTATCTCCGTGATGAAGTTTTTTATTTAAAATTATAGTTTCTAAAGTTTTTGATGGAGCAGACATAGAACCAAATCCAGTTCCATATGGAGTCATTTCAAACCCGTCAGCTTGTAGTTGTGTAATAATTTGTGTAGCATCATATCTATCAACACAAATTTCTACTACATTATATTCTTCTGCTATTTCATTTATTCTTTTTCTTATATAACAATGATCTATAGTATTCCCTTCTGTCATTTCTATGTATCCCTTTTCAGCCCAATGGATATAGGGAACGTGATGTTTCTGCTCTCTTATGTATGCGTTTTCTTTAGGAACGAAAGACCAAGAATAAGTGTGATAGTTTCCTAATTCATCTTGCCCTGTTAAAGTAAATGTAGATAAATCAGATATATTACTCATATCTAAACCTCCATACCATTTATCTATAGAAGAAGGGGAAGCAGGTTTAGCAGAACATTCTTTCCATTTTTCCATATCTAACCAAGCATTTAGAGCTTCTATGAAGATATTTAGATGGAGTTGCTTGAAATTAGCAGTTTCAGAAGGAAGGTTTTTAGCTTCATTATATTTTATTCTTAAACTCTCTAATGAGAATGTTTCTCCTAAAGAAGGATTAGCTTTGAACCAATTCTTTTCATCTTTCCAATCATCATCTTTATCAAGCTCATATACTACAGGTAGAAAAGTTTTATCATCTATAATTCCACTACATACTTTTTTAGCATAATCATATTTTCTATAACAAGGACTTTCAGCTTTATATACTCCAGCAGTTGTAGTAATTATGTGTAAATAAGACTCCCTTGCTAATGATCCTGAAGTTAAAGCTCCAAGATATTTAACATTATCTATACAATGAATTTCATCTATTGCTAAAGTTGAAATATCCAATCCATGTATTGACTTACCTTCACTTGATAGAGCTTGATACATACACTTATGCTTAGTATTAAACTTAATCCTTTTGTAACCAGTTTGAGGTTCTGCTTTATCTAATAAAGTAGGATTAGAATTTATCATAGCTTCCATATCATCATAAATAATCGAAGCTTGTTTTCTTGTAGCTGAAGCTGAGCATACCTGAGCTCCATACTCTTTTCCACAAAAACAAACATAAGTTAGAATACCAGCGATTAGAAATGTTTTACCGTTTTTTCTTGGAACAAATACTAATAATTGTTTGTATCTTAAACTATCATCATTTTTATTCTTAAATCCAAAAATACAAGCTACTACTGCTTTTTGCCAATCACATAAATGAAATGGTTTTCCCGTCTTCTTTCCTCTTACAAACTTTAAATATTTTGGAAAGAAGTCAATTGCTTTTTGAGCTTCTTTCTCATCAAAATAATAATCATCTCCAGCTGTTTTAGTTGGAGAATAGTTTGGTATTATTTCTATAATTTCTCTTAAACTCTTTTCCATTTTCTCCTTATACTACTTAACCAAAATACTCTTCATCGTCTTTACTCTTTTTACTTTTTTCAAAATTATCTATAATTTCCTGAACCTTTTCATTTATCATTTTTTCTCTTTGTTCTATAATCAATCTATCCTTTTTCCATTTGTTATAACTCTTTGGACTTATACATAATTCATCTTCCATTAACTTAAGTTCTTTGTTATATGCTTTAATAGATTGAGTCATTCTTGGATTATTTTTAATAACGTCTTGAGTCTTAACATAGAAGGAACAATATCTGATTAAAATAGGATAGTTAAGAGTATTTATGATTGAAAGTTTTATAAGTTGAGGAGCAATTATTTTCCATAAATTTGTTTCTTCTTCTGTTAAATTGTCGGGTATAAAATCCTTGTCGAGTTGTTCTATATCCATTAGTTATTCTCCTTTTTGCTCTTTTAATAATTCTATCTTTTCATCTAACAAAGCTTTTAAAGCAGCTACAACAGGATGAAGGATTTCTAAATTATCACTATTATAAATCTTCAATAATTGGTATGTGTTCTTTTTATTTATTTCTAATTTATCTTTGTTCATTTGTTCTCCTTATTAAGTATTAAATTTCATAACATCATAGTCTATTCCAAATATATCTACTCTACCTGTTTCATAGTTGTTTCTTTTATTAAAATATATCTAATTACCCGATTTTCATTTTGGAATTAATGTTAGGAAAAC